TTTTTTGAAATGAAAGAGCGAAGTAGATCCGACTGCCTTCCAGGGAGTGAGCCATTAAGAATGGTATTGATATTGGGTGTCAGCCCTGCGGAAGGATCCGCTGACATATGTGCTTTAGAGAACATAGCCTGAACCTTTTGATCGGTGGCGAACCGACATTTGACTTCAGAAATGAAGTCAGCATCTAGCACAGGAGCGGCTTTTGGTGCTTCTGACCTTCCTTGAACTTTATGTTGACCAAAAAACAGTCCACAGTTAAGGAAATCGATCTTCCACGGAGTACATGGGACCCGGAGATCGTAATGAATGGATGTTGAATTTACATTCGCATAGGTATGGTGGTGGTACGCTTTTCCAATACTCATCTTGAGACCAACTTCTTCACCTCGCTGTACGTGCTCGGGCCAAACAGCCTTGGGAGCAGCATACAACATGTCGTCACCATTGATTAGAACATGGTTTAGACGCTCAGAATTGGACCAGAGCGCTTGACGATCACTGTTTGCCAGGAGATAAACCCCTAAATTGGCCAAACAGAGAATGGGAAAGGATAGGATTGATCCCATTAATTGTCCATTTCGTTGGGTTCCCCAGAAATCGACACCACCCATAGGTCTAGGATAATGCAGATCGTGAGGACCAAGTACCGCGAGGGCCGCATTCTGTTCTTCAATCGGTAGATCACCAATGAGATATCGAAGAATACGACCGCTGTATTTCCAACTGAGTCCGTCAGTTGCAGCAGAATAATCGATAGAAAACCACTCATCATCAGAGTTGGATTTAACTTTAAGATCGATCATATCTGTAGGACAGAATGGTTTCCCTATCAATCGGAAACATGGCATTCTGCGCATGGAGCTGTGCATAGCTTTTTGAAGCGGCTTCATTACATAGTAAGGTAAGCTTTCACCCTTGCTTATTACTCGGACCTTCATTGGTTCCAAGACAGCCTGTATTGTGCACTTCATAGGCTCGTCGAAACGAAGTTTCTTGGAAGCAGACTTCAATTGCTTCCAGTCGTCAGATCCTACGGGTTGACGATGTTCCGTAACTACATCGGTCTTTGATGAACGACCGTATGTCCGTGGACACCAGCTCATTGACACAAGTTCAGTGTTGATAGAGTTGAGACTGGCGTGGACACCCACCTCCTTAAGGAGCGCAGAGTGTTGTCCACCGGATGCGCGTGTTTCAGTAAAACATGCGGAGTTTGAAGCACTCCAATCACGGAAATCACTTTTCTTCATTTTCTTAGTGATTTTCGCTCTCAGATGTTTCAGAAC